CAAGTTTTGAAATACAGATTGTACCTCTACTTTCTTCTTATATTTACGGTAGCTTTGTACCACTTTAAATCCAGTGGGTGTTGTCCATGTAATAGCTGAGTCGTAACCTAAAGCTCGTACAGTTTCACGCAGAAAGTTCATCACTCGATTGACAGGACGACACACTTGGTTAGCTAATCGGTTGACGATCTTACTGATCCATATAACAGAGGTAAGCATCTCTCCTGTACTTGTCCACGGATGATTGACTCCTATGCTTTTAAATAAATCTTGTACAAGATTATAGTGAGTAGCACCGTACGGTCTGTTCATCACTGCTAACTTAGCGTGTTTCCTTGTGAACCCGTACCTCATCCAGCTCTGTGCTAGTGTACCACCGTCCTTCTTCATCTCATCGTACACCATATCTGCAAACTCAGTGTACATATCATTCGCTTTATCTTCTTCTACCAGGTTGCACATCCTGCCTGTCTCTTTGTCCCGTAACAACAACGATAGTATCTGCATGCCGTTGTTACTACAGTCCTGACGCACAGGTAGATAGCTAACATATCCGTATCCCTCCTCAGTGTACTTCTTAAACTCTAAACAGAACCGCAGGAAACAGAACGGATCGGATGCTTCAGTCCACCAATCAGTACCGTGCGGATCATTCGCTGCTTCAAGTATAAACTTCTGTCGTTTACCTACCCACTCTAACCGTTCGTCTATCGTACCCTTCACTCCCCACATGTTAGCACCGTGCACAAGAACAGCTTCTAAGTCCTGCTCATCCACCACTTGCTGACCGTTATTAAAGTCCAACAAACTCTTAGCTAAGTCGGTTCCTTGTGGGTGTAAATAATACGGTAAAGCATACACTCTGCCTCTATAATCACATCGATACGGAAAGTATATCTTGTCCCAGCTCTTATATATCTTAGCTAGGTGTATAATCCTACAAGTTTGATACCTCTTACTGTTGTTAGCGTCGTTCGCTTGTTTAATATCTTTCTGTTTTAACTTCCAAGCTCGTAACTCATGCGGACAATCACCTGTGTACCTCGGTTGCTCAGGTATCGTGCCAAAGTTAGGAATGTTTCCAACAACTCGCTCATTCTCCCAACACTTTAACACAATATCTAACATGTCTGTGTTGATCTGCCACTCTACTTGTTGCAACTTATTCACAGCAGAAAAAGCGTGGTCGTAACTCTTCTCGTAATCTTGGAACCACTGAACTGGTTTTCCTGTTATAAACTTTTGTGGAGGCATGTGCTTGACGCTGTATCCACCACCTATCAATCCATACCAATCAACAGGACGGTCAGGTAATGCCATCTTAAATACTCTAGTCGTCTCCTTCCACGCATCAAATCGTTGTACCCAGTCTTTAAACTGCTCGGTTGGTACGACTATGCGTTCCGGTTTGTAGCTCTTCTGTCCACCTGTATTAAATCCGATCTCAAACAACCCAGTTTCTATGCGAATTTCTTCGAGTAACCAGGCTCCGAGGGCAGTTTTACATTTACTATCCCACAGCGTGAACCGTTCCTCCTCATAGTGATAGAACTGCTTCAGCTTCATAGCTTTGCTCCTGTCATCCAACGCTAACAGATCAAGCTTGTTCGGATGCATGGTCTCTAGTGCTTTGTCCCACCGTGCTTGGTTCTCAAATGCTTTGCCTATCTTGTACGCCATTTTACCAACAGGTAAGTTAAATTGGACGTGGTCAAGGAATGTCTGCAACGCTGACGCTGCTACTTGAAACGGACACATATCTAATATAAAGGTAAGGAACAGCGGTGTTGTGTGCTCGGTATTACCTCCGAATGTGTACATGAAATCCTCTACCCGTTTACCTAACTTCGGAGCCATGACCCGTAACATACGCTTACTAGCTTCAGTCTTAGATGACTCTCCTTCTGCTCTCAGCTTGGCTTGTCGGTTACGATACTGAGCACGACCCCACTCACGCATCCTCCACACATGACCCCGTGTATCACTCATGAATGCTTTCGGATTTAAAGTTAAACCATCCAGTGTTCATCACACGAGCCTTTGATGTACGATAAGCGATTAAGTTTCCCTCCTCGTCACGGACATATTCCCCGTACTTATCACGCTTGAATCCGGTTATCTGATTGTTAGCCCAGAACCACCGAAACCCCTCATCAATAGCCTTCTTGTTGATGCGAAGGTCAGGTGGAAGGTCAGTTAATTCGCTCTCGTAATACTCGTTGTTGTTCATCTCTCAGTATGTCGGCTTCAGCTTCCCAAAAGATACCACTATTCCTTTCTCGGATCTTCGTATCCATTCCACCTGAGCCAGTGTTCAATTTCTTCTTCATCACCTTCAAACTCTTTAATCTCTTCCAAAAGCCATTCTCTTTCTTTTTCTTCATCGTATAAAGCATCGTATGGGTTGTTGCTGTTAAGCCAGTTGTCGTAACTATTCATAGGTAAAGGTCGGTATCGTATGGACTGACATAATCAACTTCTTTGTCTAACCATTCACTAATCTTTTTGTGTTCATCATAGTAAGCAAGTTCTCGGTTATAAACCTCCAAGCATTCTTCAAAGGTATCAAAAGTAGATGCTTTCGTTGACTGATCAACCATACCTTGCTCTGCTTGTGATTCGTCTTCAAAGTCCCAAACCTCAAAAACCAACTGCCATTTACCTGTTTCCTCCGAGCCGTATTTTTCTTTATCAATTCTTTTATGTTCCTTGTGCAATAAGATACTAAAAACTTCAGTACCAGTAGCACCTCCACTTAAGCATTCACTTTCCAACTTTCGTATTTTCTCTGCGTCTATGTTCATTCCTCCTCCAATTTCTCAAGGTGTTCTTTGTATAGTTGCAAGGACAGGTAAAGGTCAAGCCATCTTCCATCCAACTCTCGGTTCATATCGTTGTTAAAAATGTGGAACATCAGTTCCTCGGTCATGTCTATTGGGTCAAGTAGTAGTTCTTTCATAGGTTTATTAATCTCGGTAAAGCACTGCGATTGCTACAAGTATAAAAAAGCACAGGCAGAAAAAGGTTAAGGTTGTCATGCGTAGACGCTTGGCTCTTTGTTAGTGATTAAGTGATTTACTTGTGAGGTGTACTCAGCAACAGCTTCATCGTAGTTCTCGTACTCGTAGCCGTCTATATAATCATCGGTTCCATTGTCACGGACATCTACGATCCAAGACTCTTCGTCAAGGACACGTAACATTACTTCGTAGCCGTATAAATCACCGCTGTATTTTTCTTTATCTTCATTCATTAGTAGTAGTAGTATTATTCATTGGTTGTTTCTATTATTGTAAAAACCTCAGTCTCAGAGTTGTATATTGAATGATTCTTCTTGAACAACTTCCGTGCATCTCTCTTGTTTCTGGCTTTTACAGAGTCAATGAATCTACTACAACCAAACGCTGTAAGTGTAAACCAAAGCTCAAATGTTTTCATAATTATTTCTCTCCTTTTACTTGGTTAATCATTCCCCGTTGCCACTTCGCATTCCACTCATAAAAATCCCACTTCTTCTTAGGTAGGTTCTTATTGTACATGAAATCAAGAATTGGTGGTGGCATAAATCTCCACATCTTAAACATGTAATTAGCTTCCCTTCGGTTCTTACACTTGGTTTGAATGTCGATACGATCACCCTTCCAATACATTACTTTTCCAATTGTCGTCATAGCTCTGATTGGATGTAGTTATAGTAGGATTTAAAATCGATGCTTTCTTCAGGAAAGGCTTTAATCATTCGATTAAGAAACTCTTCAATAGACATTCCATCAAGCATTACAGCTTTGTACATTTTTAGTATTTGTTCTTTATTCATTTTATTCATTAGTAGTAGTAGTTCTATTTAGTAGTTCTTGTTGTAGCTCCACGAGCCTATCACGGACAGTTAAGTTGTCAGGTAGTTTTTCACGGACACTTAAGTAGTGATCGATAAGCGTTTGCAAGGATGGTTCGTCCAAGGTTTCAAGGTGTTCTGGATTTGTATTCATTTGTAAGAGTAAGGATCACCTAAGCAATCCGGGCAGGTATCTTGTGATTCAAGCTTAGGTTCTGTCAAGCCACATTCTTCACATTGTTTAGGTAAGTTTCGGTTAATCATCTTGATAACACCCTTGCATTGCTCAATAAAATCTTCTTTGGATTCCGCTGTGCCTTGATACTTAGGATATTCTCGACAAGACCAGACAAGCTGTGGACAGGTAAGGTATCGTTCGTTGTCGATTCGATAGAAGAAGCTTATCTTTCGCCCGTTGTGATCGGTTAGGTAGATGGTAACACTCATTCTTGAATATCCTCTGGTTGCCAGTCCTCTTTACATTCATCTTCTTTACGCCATCGCTTAACGATTACTTCGCCATCGATAGAATCGTCAAAATAGTAAACATATCCGCCGATTGTAACATAAAGAGAGTTTTCGGTTGGTTGTTCTATTTTCATGCTTTCCCTTTCAAGTTTTCAATGCCCCGTGCAATAGTTGTTTCACAGACATCATGGTTTCTGACAGCTTGCCCTAAAAAATCATGCGTAGACTGATAAGATGTCTTAACAAGGTTGCCCTTTGAATCGTATGTTTTAAAGCATTCTGTAATAGTGCAAACCTTAGCGTTTTTTCTACCCATTGGTAGGTACTGAGTGCCGATTGGATATTTCATTTTTGATAGATAGGTAAGTAAGGTTTAGGAAGTGAAGTAAATCAAAGCGAATAGCCAAAAGCTACCAAAGGCTAAGATGATGAATAAGGAGTCTTTTAAGAGGTCAAGTAATTTTTGTTTCATAAGTATTATTTTTAGTGTTTAGAGTAAGAGACATTAGAAATTGATTTATCCCAACAAGCCCGACATTCAAGACATTTATTATTTTGTTTACTAGATGGGCAAGTGAAGTCAGATGAAGTCACA